GCAGCCCGCCTGCAACAAACCATCGTGGTGGTTGCGGCGGAGAAAGCAATCGAAAATTAAACATTTTATTCAATATCAAGAGTATGGAAACAACAGTAAACATCAAGAATTTAAGCCGGGATGAGCGAGCAAAGCTGCTCGCTGAGTTACAGAACGAAGAGAAACAAAGTCGCATCCAGCGCCGTGAAACTTACGAGAGTCTGCGAGCCGAACTGATGCACAGCGTGGAAGAACGTCTGCAACGCGTGGCCGCCGACGTGCAAAGTTTTCACCAATGGCTGCAAGGTGAGGTTGAAGGCTTCGTGGGTGTGATGCGCGATTATGGCCAACTGCGCAAGAGCGACCAGCGCAGCTACACCATCACCGACGGCAACTTCCGTTTAGAAGTGGCCAGCAACACCGTGAAAGGCTTTGACGAGCGCGCCGACCTTGCAGCCGAGCGGCTTATCGACTATCTCAAACGTTATATGAAGAAGAGCGAAAAGGGTGCTGACGACCCAATGTATCAAATGGCCATGACGCTGCTGGAACGTAACAAGTCCGGTGACCTTGACTACAAAAGTATCTCGAAACTCTATGAATTAGAGGATAAATTCGACAGCGAATACACCGAAATCATGCGCCTCTTCAAAGAAGCGAACGTCGTGCAGAAGAATGCCATCAACTACTACTTCTCCAAGCGTAACCCCGAAACGAATGTGTGGCAGCGCATTGAACCGAGCTTTTGCAGGATGTAGCTGGCAGAAGTATGCCCGTATCCCGGACCTATACACTGTGTAGGTGCTATGGCATAGCAGTTTTTAGACTGCTATGCTTTTGAGGTTAAAAGAAGTTAGACATTCAGAGAAACGAAAAAGAATATAAAACAAACAACACAACATGAAAGTGGACAATGAGCGCCGTCGTGGCGTGAGCTATCTCAAGCGCGTGGCCGACGTGAACGCGATATATCAGCAATGGGCGAGGTCGGGTCTTTCTAACCGAGAAATCTGGCGCCGTTATATTTATCCCGTCTATGGCATCAGCGAGCGCGCCATGTATAAGATGCTTAAGATTGACGTGAAAGTGCGCCGCGACAACAACGACTCGCCCCGTCCACTTTTGCTTTTCGATTTCGACGACGATGGAAAATGATTTAACACAAGTGCTTGCCCGCATGATGCGCGATGTGCAGGTGGAGCTGAAAGATGAGTTCGACCAAAACTTTGCGCGCCAGGCTTTCTTCACCGAGAAGTGGGCACGCCGCCGCAGCCCCTTGCGCCCTGGGCGTGCCACGTTGGTCGACACCGGTGGTTTGCGCCGCAGTATCATGAGCAAAATCACCCATGACGGCGTAACGTTCTATTCCGCACACCCTGCGGCCGACCTCCACAACGAGGGTGGCGAAATCAAGGTGACGCAGCGCATGAGAGGCTATTTTTGGCATCGCTATTACGAGTGTGTAGGTGGTTTCGGCCGCAAGAAGAATGGCGAAAAGCGAGGCGACCACCGCACACAGCAGCTCAGCAGCGAGGCCGCCTTTTGGAAATTCATGGCCTTGATGAAGGTGGGCAGCATCATCAAGATACCTCGGCGGCAGTTCCTCGGCGCGGCGCCCGAAGTGGAAAAGGCTGTAACGGAAATCATTGAGCAAAACTTAGAGGAATATTTTAACAACGAATTTAAACTGAATGGAAAATGAGAAAAGAATTGTATGCTGCCATCAAGGCAGCGATGGAAAAGATTGAAGCAGTGAAGCACGTTGATTTGTGGAACCACAACGTGGAGTTCATTGAGCAGGAGGACAGTTGGGCACGTCCTGCCGTGTTCGTAGAGTTTGGCCCGATAGCGTGGCAACCCTACGTGGGTGGTGGCTATCGTGGTGAAGGCAGCATCAGGTTGCACGTCGTAACCGACTGGTTAGAAGGTGGACAGGAAGCCGCGTGGGCTTTGATTGCCCAAATTCGCGCGGCCATGGACGGTGTGGAAGGTGACAGCTTTCACGGCCTGCGTCTCACAGAAACCATCACCAACCACAACCACGAAGATATCCTTGAAAGTGTCGAGGTGTATGGCGTGAAAGGTGTATTATAGCCAATGCGTGCGAAAAGAAACGTGAAAAGGTTCTGACGGGCTGCGTACTCGGTCAGAACCTTTTGCTTTTATTTTGGTAAATTCGTTGTATCTTTGCCAAAAAACTATGACAGTAATAGAGTATAGAAAAGGGGATGATGCCCACTTTCGCGCAGAGCTGCTGAAAGCCAAAGATGCCTTGGAGCGGACACGCGAACAGATAATTCGCCATTGCACCATGACAAGTGCAACGCTAATAGGGTTGATTGCTGTGTTCGACGATGCAGCACAACCGTATAGTACTCTTCGGATAATGAAAATGACGAGTGTCGCCTTTCTATCCTTATCGGTGGTGCTTGGCGTGCTATATAGCTTTCTGTATATTCGTTCAGGCATCGCATCACTGCAGAGGAGTGTAGTGCTCTATCAAGCAGGTGGTGGTGTCGACTACAGTTCCTCAGGCCGAACCATTCAGATAGTCTCTGCCCTATTCCCTTGGGTGCTGCTACTGGGCATATTGTTGCTTTCGGCAACCGTATTGTGCACGTTAGCATCTCGTTGAGTCCATTTTTGCGATTTTTCTTCATTATTTATTTGGATTCTTATTTTTATTGCGTATATTTGCAGTGAAGAAGCAATATAGGAGGCATTTCACACGTCGGCATCGCAAGATGTGCAGGTCGCCGGAATGACCATTTGCTTCTTTTTTTGTTTATATGAACTTCATCATATAGAGCAGCTCTCCATCTGTCATTTTACATTTGAACTCTATTGTCTGCCCTTGATACACCACGTGGTAGACACTGAACATACAGTTATGGTGCCGTCCTTGCTCTGTTCTGACCAATGTTGCCTGTGGCAGCCATTCATTGAATTCGGTAGCAGTTTTCAAGATATGGGCTACATCGGGATCATGTATTGCCTTAGCTGCTGTTTCTGAAAAGAACTTTTTGCCAACCCCAATAACATGATTGTCTGCCGTCTGCACAAGGCTTCGCTTTGCCGGCTGGTTGTTGATGACAGTCGGGGTAAGATTGTTCTCTGCCCACTGAATGGCTTTATTAGATACTTCTCTGAATTCTTGCGGTGTAAGTTTTTGGCTCTTTCTTGACTGCTGAGACAATCTGATTAGCCTGCACACAGCACACAACTCATTCTCAGGTACAAATCCAAGACTTGTCGTCCCCTTGGCAAGGTCACAGTCGTTGCAACGGCGTATGCTGTAGGGATTGTAGTCGGGCATGGCCTTGCGCTGCTTGCCGGGATTGAAGCGGAACATGCCGCGTGTGTCGTTAGCCAAGGCCTCGGCCCCACGCTTGTAGGCTTCCTCGTGCGGCGTTTCGGGATATTTCGTCTTGCGCACCTGCACCACCGTGCAACGGCAGTTCCACCCGTTGGGCGGATAGTAGCTGTCCCAAAACGCATCGCTGAAAGGCAACGTCGTGCCGTTGAGGGCGGCGTGCTCGGGGCGCACATGATCATCGCCCACCGTGCGATATTGCAAGTTGTAACGGTCGCCGTCCTCGGCAAATGCCTCCCACTTCGCTGCCATCCCGGCCGAAGCATGTGCGAAGTTATATTCCGCCCGCAGGTAGTGCTCGTTGTAGGTTTTATCGACCTTTTGAACGTCATTCAAGAAGCGTTCAAACGACTTGCGATTGCCGTTTTCATCGACTAAAGCAGGAAAAGCCTCATTCAGCTCGTGAAAGGTTTTGAGCCCCGAGAAAACATAGGTGGAATGCTCCAAGCTATCGCGCATGGTGGCCGACATCTTCATTTGCTCAAAAGCACTGTTCAACACGTCGGCATGGGTTTCAATAAACGCCTGCGCCTCCTTGGAGGTGATGAAATTGATGTCGAGCGAAGCCCCTTTCTGCTTAAAAAGTCCTTTCATCATCGACTTGAAAGCCGCACGAAGCTGTTCTTGCTGCTTCGGCTCAATCTTTTGGGCTACTAAAGCACAGCAATGATCCCCAGCGAGCAATGCTTCATAACGATTGTGCAGCCCCACATAGGCAGCGGGGCTTAGTCGAAAAAATCTTTTTCCAAGGTCTTGCCTTGCTTTCCTTTTTCGCCGTGAGCCAAAGAAGCTGGCAGGGCAGCCTCTCTTCTCTCCCCTACGGGCATGGCATATTTCTTGGCAAAGTATTCGGGGTCGACCTCATAGCGGTCGGCAATCATCGACTCATAGGCTACCTGTTGCTCGGGCGTATAGTCGATGGTGTCGTTCCAGTCGAAGCGGCACCCCGCGAGTGGGAACTTATGCGCCACCATGCGTGGCAGCAGCTGGTTGTTGATGACATCGCGCAGCATGTCGGCATCGCCCTCGACGAGGTTCTGAAGCACCTGCAGGTGGGTTTGACTCTGCGAGAGCGACGAGCCGTCCTCAATGGTCATCGTCTGCCCGATGATGAGTTTTGAGATTTCAGAATTGGCCCGATTGATCCGCTCGTTGTAGACATGAAAGGCATCGGCCTTGGTCGACTCGACAAATTCTATTTCAGTATCAGCCGGCATGACGGCCGTCTGTGAGGCCCCCGATTCAACGAGCAAGCGGTGTATGCGGTCGATCTCCTTTTTGTCGCGCGAAGAAGTCTTGGCGATGCGCATCGGCATGCCGAAGATTTCGCCGAATGTGTCCCAAAACGAGAGCATGTTTTTCTTCGGTATGGTGTGCAGTGTGGCCTTCAGGAGCAGGCCGAGGTCATTAGGCTTACCTGCCTCAATGAGCGAAGCAGCTATGGCTGGGTCGTGGTAATCAATACCTGCACGCCAGTCCTGTCCCTGCTGCAGGATGACGCGCCCGTATTCGGGAATGACATGCTTGCGGGGAATGAGTCTCACGCAGTCGTAGGCTATGCCTGTAGTACCTATCCCCACAACATCGCCCAGCTCGATGAGCGAATGCCCCCAATAGACCGAGTCGAGCACATAGAGACAAAAGTCCTTGAACCACGCGTGGTCGAAGTAGTCGAGCAGTTCGGGCTTGTCCTCTCCCTTGTCATCTACAATCTTGAACGACTTGGCTATGACGAAGCCCTCGCGCTGTCGGATACATCCTGACAGATGACCGTCGGCATCGGTGTCGCGGTAGATGTCGTAGAGCGGGCCGCGGTTGGGGTTGTCGATATTGATGGCTGCCTGCCATGCACGCCGCCAGTCGGCGATGTCCTTACGCGTGAGCGCATCGGTGGTCTGTTGCAGCTGCATGATGACATGTTTTACGCGCGCCTTGTCATCGTCCTTGGCAAGGTTGAAGGTGCCGTAAGGGGTGCGGAGTATGTGGTCGTTGCCATTACGACCGCGAAGTGAAGAAAAAATATCTTTGATATTCATGAAAATTGCTTTAATGGGTTCTTACCAGTTATGTCTGAGAGGCTTTTGCGAGTGCCACACTACGCCCGTTCCGGAGGGTTCGCCCGTGGCGGCATCTGTGGCCACCGGCAGGGCAGGGATAATCTTGCCGGCCTGTACGCCCTCAAGCCATTTGATGGCCCGCTCGTAGCGTTCTTTTCTTATCTCACTGCCCATCTTTTGGGGCATGGCTGCCGTCATGTGGTAGAGGGCGATGTCGCAGGCATACATGACGATGAGCCGGTTGCGATGGTCACCTTCAGCTTTGAATGTGGCCTCGGTGTCGTACACGGGGCGCAGGTACCCTGCTATCTCCTCCATGGCCTCGCGCTCAGCACCTGCCCGTATCTCAGGCGATGTCTGCGAAACGACCTTTAGGGCCATCTCGCCAATTACCACGCGATAATCTTCATCTGTTACAAACATAAGCTACATTGTTATATATATTGCTTTGCGTTCGATGTCGCCCACGGTCATTCCCTTGCGGAACACCCCACCGGCAACGAACTTTTTGATATCCTGTTTGGAAATGACTTCCAGTCTCCCCCGAACCACGATGACCATATACTTGCGGTGCGTAATGTGGCGCAGATAGTCTGCCTTCCTCACCGCACGCTTGAACTTCCAAGCGAAAATGATGTCTTTGATTAATTTTCTCATTTTACCAACTATTTTTTGAGGTTTTCCTTTTACTGAATTGTGGCTGAAAACTTTCCTGACGAGTGGTGCGCTGTAACTGCCATATTGCACCTTCGTCTGCGTCGGGCGCATCATCGTTGCCACTCATACCTTTTTCGAATGCCAGCGTCTGCGCAATGCCCGCCTGCATGTCCGGGTCATCCTTCTGCGAAATATCATAGAAGACAAAACCGCGCTCCCATAGTGGGCTGATGGCCTCTACACGCTGGAACTTGTCCGGCTTCTTGCGCTTGTCGCCCGTGATGGGTAGCTGATAGCCGCGCTGGGTGCCCTCTATTGTGAAATCATCCAGGATGATGTCCTGCATGAAGCTGGCCTCCATCATGAAGCGGATAGAGATATTCTTTTCAAGGCTCCACTCGTAAAGGTCGTAACACCAGCGGACGAGTTCCGCCACGGATGCCTTACGCACAAAAGCCCGCAGGTGCCACAACTGTGACTTATACTTACCCCATAGCTTTGCCGCCTTGGTGTCGTTCGTCTTCTTGCTTTTCCACGACGGGTCGATGTAAAGTACCAGTTCGTCGAACTCCCGCCATGCCGGGTGCTTGGCATATTTAATCCACTCCTGTTTGAAGACCGTTCCCTCGGTGATGGGGTTGTGCATCATTTCCTTTTCCCATGCGCGGTAGCCCACGAATTCGGCATAAGTCCGTGCTTCCTCTTTCGTCCATTTTTCGCGCCATGTAGGGTTGCCCTCACCATCAACGGCCTTCACTTCTGACACATGTACGCCTTTGGTCTTACAGATGTCAGCCAGTACCGAGGTCTTCGAGATAAGGTTGCCCACCATGATAAAGCGTCCACGGCCTACGTCAAGTGCACCGAAGAGCGCTTCCTTCACCCAATCTGTTATCTCGCGGACGCGGCGCGGGTTGCGGCAAAGCTCATCATCATCGAGGTCGTCAATAACGATATAGTCCGGGCGTGACTCACGCTTTCTCAAACCACGTGGCGACTGCCCACGCCCGCATGCCAGGAAATGCACTCCGTCCTTAGTCGTGAACTCCCCTTCCGTCCAGTCGCCCATTGACATCTGTTTTCCATAATCGGCGATGATACGTTTGTTGTACTGGAGTTCCGCCTGAATGTCACCTAACAGGCGGTTGGCACTGTCCTCCGATTTGCCGACAACGACCATGAAGTTGATGAGCCGCTTGGGCTGGAACATCAGCCACAGCGGAGTGAAGATGTCCATGTGCGTGGACTTGGCATGCCCGCGTGGCCATTTGAATACCGCTTTTAAATTAGGTGTATTCTTGACCTTCAGGGCTGCGGCATTGTGGAACGGCGCGTTGTGTACAATCCGGATGACCTCGCCCGTGACCTTGTCGCGCAGTTGCAGGAAGTGGGGAAAGTAATACTCGCAGAACGCGGCATAGTCCTTTTGTAGCCTACGGATACGCTGCTCTTTCTGCACGGCCGTCTCACGAATGAGACTCTTCGTGTCTGTGATGCTCTGTATCTGCCGGCAGTGTTCCTGCCACTCCAGCTGCATCTGTTTAAGTTCCGCAATCGTAGCCATACTCGTTGTGTATTATAATGTAGACGGGTTCTGCATACGCTCCATGAGGAACTTGTTCTGATACTTATTAATTGCCTTGATGAGCTCGGGGGTAATCTCGGGATCATAAGAGGCCTGGTCCTGAATCCAGCGGTTAAAAGCCATGAAGACTTCGATAGCGTCAATCACATTGGCCTTCTTATCGAGCTTTTCGATGGTCGCCGACAATTTGGAAAGTTTATCAGCCAGCGAGCCAATGAGTGCAGGGTCATCTGACTTGTTGACATTTTCGATGAGCCCATCTATCGTCACAAGTAACTTGTTGACCAGTTCGGGGCGCGAGATGTTTTTTGCCGCACGTGCTTCTTTCCACCCCTCCGTATTGGCCCACCTCGAGATTGTGATGCGCGAGACCTCTACCTTGTCGGCAATCTCATTCTGCTCCATGCCCGAGAGGTAGAGTGAGCGGGCGAGCGATTTCTTCTTTTCCGTTTCCTTTGTCATTTTGTTGTATATGATGAAATTATTTATAGTGCAAAATTGGCGCAAAATATTGACACAGAAAAGGAAGTGTGAACTGCGTTCAGTATATACGGAACTGCGTTCTTTATTATTTTGGAGGATAGGATTTATGCGCTAATATTGCAGCAAAAATCATTAAGAATAATGGGTAAAAGAGTACGTATTTCGAATGAAAGTGTGAATTGTTACGGATTCCGTGTACTGACAGCAGGCGTTAATGTGGAGCAGTACAAGCGAAACCCCGTCCTGTTATATATGCACGAGCGCGGTAACGTGGTAGGCTACGTAAACGACCTGAAGGTTGAGAACGATGAGATAACGGGAGAGTTGATGTTCGACTGCGCTTCGGAACAAAGTGAGCGCTGTCAGAAGCAGTTCGAGTTCGGAAGCCTGCGCATGGTCAGTGCAGGACTTGAGATTATTGAGACCAGCGAAGATCCTGCAATGCTTGTACCCGGACAGACCCGTCCGACGATAACGAAGAGTCGCCTCTTCGAGGTGAGCGTGGCAGATGTGGGGGCCAATGACGACGCCATCGTCTTGGAAAAAAACGGAAAGCGAATAACATTAAGCAAGGACGGAGCCTGCGGGCTCCCCCTTATCACTCATAATAACAATCAAAGTAATAAAGACATGGAACAAAAAGTTATTGCCCTGCAGTTAGGGCTGCCGGAAACGGCGACAGAGAATGAAATCAATGCGAAGCTGGCGCAGCTGAAAGCACTTCAGCAGGAGAATGAGACCCTGAAGGCTGAGAAACAGACCCTCGCCGAAGCTCGTATTGCACAGTTGGTTGATACTGCTATTGCAGAAAAGCGCCTTGATGCGCAGCACAAGGAGCAGTTTGTGAAGCTCGGCGGGCAAATTGGTGCCGAGGAGTTGGAAAAGACCCTTCAGGCCATGAAGCCACAGGTGAAGCTGTCGGCAATGCTGGGACATCAAGGAAGCGCTCCCGAATCGGCCAGCGAGAAGACCTACACGAAACTCAGCGAGGTACCGGCTGACGAACTTGTGAAGCTGCGTGCTGATAACGTGGAAGAGTATAAACGACTCTACGAAGCTGAATATGGCATAGCCTGTGAGTTATAGACAAAGATTAAGCTGATAATATTTAAACAGATAAGGAAATGGAGAAAATGACAAAAATGAGCATGCTCACCAGCTTGTTATTTAACTGCGTGATGGGTGCTGTATTAGCTATTATGTTAGGTGTTACCCCATGGATGGGTGCCGTTGCATTGAATGTGCTGGCCCTTGCTGTTGGTGGAGCTTTACCAAAGGATGCGCTGCGTGCAGGTGTCTTTACAGAAGTATGGACAGGTGAGCTGGTAAAATCACTGCGCGGTGGACTGGAAGGCTCGTGGTTGGACGGCGTACCCGACCAGAGTACAATCGTCAACAACGATGTGATACACCTGGTTGACGTTGGCGTAGACCCTGATGTGTTAATCAACAATACAACCTATCCGATACCTTCTCAGGCCTTGGATGACAAAGATATCGCCGTGAAGCTCGATAAGTTCCAAACCAAGGTGACGCCTATCACCGACGACGAGCTCTATGCGGCCAGCTACGATAAGATGGCTCGCGTGAAGGAATCACATAGCAATGCTATTAACGACTCGAAGTTCACCAAAGCCGCTCATGCCCTCTGTGCACAGGAGAATACAGCTAAGACCCCCGTGCTAAAAACCACGGGCGAACGCGATGCTGAAACGGGTCGCCTGCGGTTGACGATGGCCGACCTGGTTGCGCTGAAAGCCGCAATGGACAAGTTGCACGTGCCCGCCGAGAATCGTCGTTTGGTACTCTGTTCCGACCATGTGAATGACCTGCTGCTTGTCAGTCAGACCTTCCGCGAACAGTACAATATCGACCGCGCTACAGGTAAGGTAGGTAAGCTCTACGGCTTCGATGTTTATGAGTATGCCAATACGCCGCTCTACACACAGGCCGGCAAGAAGAAAGGCTTGGGCGTGGCTGCCGGGGCCGGCGAGTTCAACTGCTCATTTGCATTCTACACACCGCGTGTGTTCAAGGCGACTGGTTCAACCAAGATGTATTACAGCGAGGCTGCAACCGATCCTGAGTATCAGCGCAACAAAATCAACTTCCGCCATTACTTCCTTTGCATGCCCAAGAAGGCTGATGCTGGCGTAGTGATGGCGAGCGCCTACAAGGCTTCTTAATCGGAATTCAATGAGCAAGCCAATGCAATATCTCGTTATCCACTGTACGGCCACCCCGGAGGGACGTGAGGTGAGCGCGGACGAAATCCGCCGCTGGCACACTGCGCCCGTCAGTCAGGGTGGCCGTGGCTGGAAGCAGGTGGGCTACACGGATATGATACATCTTGACGGGCGCGTGGAGCGATTGGCGGATAACAACGAGGATGCACAGGTGGATGAGTGGGAAGTGACCAACGGGGCTGCAGGCTATAACAGCATATCGAGGCACATCGTGTATGTGGGTGGCTGTGACAAAGCAGGGAAACCGAAAGACACGCGCACCGAGGCACAGCGCGAGGCGTTGAAACGCTATGTGGAGGACTTCCACGCGCGGTTCCCGCAGGTGAAAATCGTGGGGCATCATGAGCTGAATCCAGGCAAAGCCTGCCCGAGTTTCGATGTGGAGAAGTGGCTGCGCTCGATAGGCATCCGACAAGTTTAACGATAAAAACCAACGACAATGGCAGAGACAATCTTCCAAATCCTGCAATGGGCTATCCCTTCGGGCGGTATCGGTGTTGCCATTGCCTGGATTGCGAACCGCCGTTTAAGGACGGTGGAAGAGAAGAAAAAGGTAGAAGACACCTACAAGCAGATGTACGACATGGTGAGTGCAGAGCTTGTAGGACTTCATAAACAAAACCGCATCAATTATG